AAATCATCTCTTACAATCGCATCCGCCTGAGGAGAAGAGAATCTAATTAAATCATTAGAAATAGGAACGAGAGTAGCCAGCTTCTTCCAATTTAATTTTATCTGTCCGAATGCAGGTTGAGAAACTCCAATGTTGCTCCCTTCCCCGATATATTCAGCCGTTGCTCCTCCAGTCATCGCAGGAATAGAGATGCTTCCTACCGGCATAGGAACGATTACCGGATTCATACTTCTAATTACCGAAAGAGGTCGAAGATACTCAATCAGCTCGGTTGAATATTCCTCAGGCACTAAAAACCCGCCGCCGCCGCCTCCACCACCTACATCGGTAGAAGTAGTTAGAGCTTTAGCTATTTCCTCATCTCCCCATTGTTTCTTAGCAAAATGAGCCGCCTTATCGGGGTCGCCCTTTCCTGCCGCCAATGCTCTTATTAATCTTCCTACGTTCGGTTTCTCTTTTTTCACTTCTTTCCGTAAAAATAATTGTTCCATCCACTTCTGATTATTCTCATTTTGTTTCGCCATTATGTTTTCCCATTCAGAGCCTACAACCTCTTTTATTAAGCTTTGAAGTTCTTCTTTGGTCATTATTTTCACCTCTTAATCAAGTTTTCCAATTAGTTTACGTAATTCACTCGATACTACTGTTTTAATTGCATCCCTTAAATCTTCTGCATCAAAATTGAGTTCGTCGGGTTTATCCTCTTCTTTATAATCAATAGTATCAAGGTCTATCTCATCTACCTCAGTCATTTGAAGTAGTTCTTCCAGAGCACTGATTGCCTCTTTCATCTCTTTAACACAGGAAGATATTAAACTTCTGTTTTTCTCGCTTAATACTCTTCCTGCCTTCTCCTCAATAAATATTACTGCCTTAGTTAAATCTTCGTGGTCATCCAGCCAAGCTTGAGCATCGCTTTCATTAGGAAAAACTTCCTTATCAAAGATAATCGATTGAACCGTCATTGGTCCGTCCTCGCCATCCGATTTCAGTTTCCCCATTACGATACTTACCCCGGTATCTATTTCCTTAGTTCTAAAGCTATCCTCGATAAATAATTCCGGGTCTCTCACTCGATATCTCCAACTATTTTCGGTTTCATCAAATCCGGGTTTAGTAACTACTTTTTCTTCAACCTCTTCTTCTTTAACCGGAGGTTCTTCATTTGTTTCTCCAGATTCATTAACTATAATCGTTTTATTGTTTACTATCTTATACACTTTTTCCAAAGTTTTCTTAGGAATCCAAATACCATCATCCCAAGTATCTAAAACTCGTTCTGCCCAATCCTTAAGAGGTAATAAGTCAATTCCAGCCGATTTTGCTGAGATTAAAGCTTCGGGGTTAGCTGGAACGGGAACACAAGAATATTCTAACAGTTCTTGAGTAACATAGTCTACTCCCCCTCGCTCCTCATTCATTATATACTCCTGAGGGTAAAAACCAACTGAGGTAGCATTTAGAAACCCATCCCGATATAATTGATAAACCATATAACCGAACGGATTAATTTCCCGAGGAGTAAACTCGCATTTAGACTTCAACATATTATTCTCTTTCCATACCGCTAAAGATTTAGCAACAGGAGGTTCATCGTAACAATGAGCCCATAAAACTACGGGATTTTTCATATAGTTATCTAATTTCCATCCTTCAACGTTTACTATATCATTTGCTCTATCAATCACCGGGGTAGAAATTGTAAACTCTATTACTCTATCCTCATCCAACTGTTTCTCAATATAAAATCCTTTCCTAACACCAAAATTCTTAACATCTTTCCCACTTTTAAGCATCTTATAAAATTCAATATCAGGAATGAAAGTTATTTCCATTTTTTCACCTCGTAATTGGAATTTCACTACAACGGCAAGAAGGATGGATGGAATCAACATTATCTAAATATTCCTCAACTGTCATTTCTTGCCCGTGTAATCTTAAACACTCTTCACATGTTCGTTCATCTAAGGCCGCCCACCACTGAACCATTTCTATCCCTGCCTGCTCATAAACTTCTCCATTACCATGCCGATAGGCAGTTAATGTTTCGGTTCGAGCTATATTCTCGGCTCGCCATCCCTTCGCCTCGCTAAACACTTCCGAAACTCTATTAGCTAATTTCGATATTCCTTCCCCCGCCTTAATTCCCTCATCTAATGTAGCCCTTAACTTTTCAATAGTAACATCGTTTATATCCTTTATTAAATCTAATCTATTGCCTACCCATTTTTGAAGATGAGGATTATAAACATTAAATAAAGAATAATCAAATCCAATCAGTTCAGCCGTATCTCGAGCACCGTCTTTAACTACTTCAATAATTAACGGTTTTGCCAGCTCGTTTAACATTTTATTATATTCATCTTTATCAAATAAAACTTCCTCTGTTCCTATCTTTTGTTTTCTTAGTTTATCCATCACCTCGTCTTGCTGTTTTTGGAAGTATTTCTTTAATTCCCTTTTCCACTGATTTTCTCTTTTAAGCCAAAGATTTACGCTACTATCCCATCTCTTTATTTGCTCTTCCTCTCCCCATAGAGAAGATTTAATTGATTTATAACTCAATGTTTCAGTAGTCTGTTCCCCTCGTGTTTCTAAGAGAGCCATAGGAGTTAGTCGAGCATCCCCTTTATCATCGGGAAGAGGTTCTTTACCCATCATTTCTCTCCATTCATTAATTGTCAAAGCCCAGGAAGCCGATTGAGCCACTCTTAATTGATATTCCTTATCCTCAGCTACAGGAGAAACATAATCAACAATGATTCGCTCATCAAAGTCGGGAACTAAATACATTTGCAAACATTCCCGTATCGTTTCCAGCCGAGGGATTAAACAATTAACGGTATAAATATAGCTCGCTGCATCAATCGTCGCCCTATTCGAATTTTCCACAATCCCCATAATCTCAGGGGGAACGCCAAAAACTTGAATGATTAAATCCCTCTCATATTTCCTTAATGAGATTAATTCCATATCTGAGAAGCTCTGAGATAGTTCTTTAACATCTACTCTTCGAGAAAGAAAGAGTGGTTTATAAGCATTCCAAAATCCTTTAGATTCAGACATCCATCTCTGCTCTAATCTTTCAGTATCCGCAGGAGTTAAGTTATCTCCTGAAATAAGTAAATCTGGTCGAGCTCGATTATAAAACCAGGTCTTAGTATGTTTGGCTGCTAATTCATCAGTTGCTAACTCATCACCTAACGCCATCCCGATTCCCGAGCCTCTTGCGTAAGGATTTTCCGGGTCTGGCTCTTTGAACCATATAACTTCCGTAGCCGGTATTTCAGTAGTTATGCTCCCCAATCGCACAGAAAAGAATGGTTTATTATGAGTAGGAATATCCACCACATCGGTCGGAGGCACAGGCCAAAGCTCAATTGGTACTCCTAAATTATTCCTTTCCTTTATCCAAAACGCCTCTCCTACCGAATCTAAATATATTTGAGTTAGTTGCCGCATAAAAGCCCCAGTCATGTAAGAGTTACAATTATTTAATAAATCCAGTAAGGGATGTTCCTCTATCTCTTCAAGCTCTACCGCTTTCTTCTTATATAATTTAATCTTTTCATTATGAGAGGCATGCTGAATTTTAGATACTTTTACTGCCTTCCCCTGCTCTCTCACTACATATAATTCCCAAGAAACTGAAGCAATTGACTTAGCAACCTTATTGACAACCGCCCTGAACCAAGGCATATCTTTATAAGAACGAATTATGTCCGCCGTTCCCTTCCGGGGAGGAGAAGAAGAAAAAGATAAAACCTTTGCTAAAAACCCAGATTCTTCTTTTTGTTTTCTTCGAAATATGTTCATATCATCACCACATCAATATTTCTGTTTGTTTGTGAATTGAAGCTAAGGCATATCTCATAGCATCCATTGCGTGGTCATTAAACTTCACCGGCTCTTCCAATATTCTTCCTTCTTTGTCCTCTCTCCACTTGTAGGAGCGAATTTCCTTTATTGTGTTTGTAGAATCTTCCAAAATATGCAACTTATACTCTTTTACCTTATTTATCCCAAATTTAATGTCCTTGTTCGCAGGATAGATATTAAACCCCGCTTTGTAGATTTCATCTATCCTCTGTGGCTCTGAACTGTCAGCATAAATTTGAGCATTTTTATCGACTTTCATTTTTAACAGCTCTATTAAATCAGAGTTGGTCAACCGTGATTGGTAAATCAACTCCTGAACCCAAGCCTCATTCTCTTTCAATCGAATTTCAACCAAAACCGTAGGATTTATATATCCAAAATCTAAACCGTAAATAATCTCGTCGTAATCCTCTGGCAAAACAGTTACCGTGTCCCAGTTTGAATAAATTAGGTTCTTTAATACTCCCCACTCCCCCAGGGTATAAATCCGATAGTAATTCTCATCCACTTCCGCCAATCCTTCTAACTGCTCTATATATTCTTTTGAAAGGAATGGGTTCATCTTATAATTACTTTGGACCGAGCTTACTTT